AAATTTTCACTAATTATTTCTTCTTCCATCTTTTTCTCAGATCTTTCATAGTCAGCTTTACCTTCTTCTTCAGCGGTGTCTTTTTTAATTTTACCACGCATTCTAGAAGGGATATCGTCCTTATTTCCGCCGTACATCTCGTTCATAGTTTCTTCTTCTTCAGAATCCATTTTTACGTCCATATCCATGTCCATTGTCATTTCATCATCTGATTCGAAGTTTTCACCAGCTTCAATTTCGCCAGCTTTAACCATGTCTTCGATTACGTCTTCAATAAGAGCTTTTAAATCTTCTTCGCTCATATCCTCAAGGTCGATTTCATCTTCTTCGCCAGCTTCTTTACCTTTTTCGAATTCGTATTTTTCGTCGTCACCGACATACTTTTCTTCTTGGTCTTCCACTTCGTTAAGTTGAGATTCTTCCTCGAGTTCTGCTAAGAGTTCGTCAAGATTCATTTCTTCTTCCATATCTGCTTCTCTCATCTTTTCGGTTTCCATTTCTGGTTTATTATCACCTTTAAGATCTTTACGCATTACTGGATTAGACATTTTCTCTTCGAGCTCCTTTTGTTCTTTTGGCATCTCTTTTTCTTCATAAGCTTCCTCTTCATCAAGTTGAGCAATTTTCTGCTTTAACTTTTCAGCAAGATAGGGAGCAAATGATTCTTCAAGAGCTGCTTTGGCGTTTGCAATAGCTGCTTCTTTTACAGATTTAGCATCAGCAATAGCCTCATTAAGTAGGTCTCTATTATTACTCATTTTCCACAAAATTTGTTTGGGGGGTACGTTTATTAAGAAACGTAATGGGGGTTATAATTATGAATGCCATATCAATTCATGGCATATTACTGTGATACGTATATTCAAATTTTTAAAAATCGCATTATAAAAAAAATGGCCTCCCCGAAGGGAGGCCGCCCAAGGTAGCGCCCTAGGGGAAATTTATAAAACGGGGCAGGTTCCGTTTGCGCAAAGAATTTCTGTAAGCAATAAATTTACTTTATTGTATTTATCTAACTTAAATTCTTCAATTCCTTCTTTTACTAAATGCATGTATGAACCTGGATTTGATGGTGTTGAAACGAAGTCCCAACATATAAGAGTAAAATCATCTTGTACTTCCATCATACCTCCATTCATAGGTTTTAATGAACCTTCACCTCGTGAAGAAACTCCTACAAGTACATTATTTTCAATAAGAGCTTTAAGGATATTTCCCGTTGCTGTAGGTAATATTTCAATTTTACCCATAACGTCATCCCCATCCCAGTAAATATCTCTAATAATGTGTGAAACATTTTTAAGGTTAATTATTGATGAGTCTGGGTGGTCTAGTTCACCTGTTGCTCTATTTTCTTCTACTATTACTTTATATTTATCAATTTCTCTTCTCCAAATATCGGGTGAGTAATATCTTGAATTACCATTTTTAATACCCGCTGTAGCTAATACACCTTCAACAAGAGGATTACCTGCTGGTGTTTTAAAACCCTCAATTAATTGAGTCGGGTTAATTTTAAAAAGTGTAGTTTCAATTAGAACCTGTTTCATTTTTGTTCGTTAATTTCTTTAGCGATTTTTAAGGTAGCTTCTTTTAAATCACCATATCCTGAAGATTTGTATTTGCCTGTTGGTTCCTTAGAAGATCCTAAACCAGGAGCTTCGGTTTGGTATCCAATACCTTTAACACCGAATGCAGCATTTTTCATGTAATAAAGATTATCTTTAGCCATATTCTTAGCTACCATTTCTTTTAATTCATCAACGGTTTTATCCATATTTTTAGGATCTTTCATTTCAGCATAATATCCTTCTAAAAAAGCTTCACCATATAGATTATCTATATTTTTAGGATCTGTGTAATCGAACCCAGTATCCTTATCTAAATCTTCTACTTCTTTAGAAACTTTTTTATTTTCAGCTTTAGTAGTTTGTTCATCTTTAGGTTTTTGAACATCAACTGGGTTTTCTGCTACTGAAAATTCTTCATTTAAATAATTACTAAATTGGCTAAATGGGTTTATAGCTGGGGTGGAAACTAAACCACCAATTGCGGTTGTTTCTGTAATAATTCCCCTTTGTTTTAAAATAATAGAAGTTTCTTTAAACCCATAATGATTAGGGATTAAATTTGGGAATAATGCTTTAGCATTTTTTAGAAACACATCCTTATGCCCCTTACCTTCTTTTATCAAATTGTATTGATTTTGTAAACTTTTCATTCTTCTGGTTTTAGTATATCTTTAATATCTTTTAAGTAATCTAAGATTAAATCTGTTGGAGCAACAATAGCATAATTAGCATTTTTATTGTAATAAGCTAAAGTTTTCTTTTGGGCGTTCCTTAATAAAGGTTTTAATTTTTTTAATTCTTCTTCAATTTCTTGGAACGCTAAAATTCTTTTTTTAATAAAATCCTTTTTACCCTGATCTGCTCCATCAAGGTTATTTAAGTAATTTTCTAATGAATTGCCACCTTCCATAATTATACATATTTAGTTCCCCAAAGATATTTTGTATCAATCGCTTTTGATTTAGCAGCTAGTTTCTTGGGGTCAACAACTTTATATTTAAAGCCTTTAACGTAATAATTATTTGTAACTCCCTTTGCCCCAGCTTTAGGACCTGGTCCTAATGTTGCTCCTGGGTTAAGTTCTGGTAAGGGTTGTTTTTTGGTCTTTTTGAATGCGAACGGAGTAGCATATTGGGCACCTGTACCCGGTGAAAAAGAAGCAGAACCACCAGTTCCCGAAATCTCTTTTACCTTTTTAACTAATTTATATTTAAATTCTCTAGTTTTCATTTGCTTCTTTAAACTCTTCAAGTAACTGAGTATATAACATTAGGTTAGTTATATCTTCATTTGTAATAGGAGTAGATTTTTCAATTTCCTTAATTAAAGGTAAAACTTCTCCGAGTTTAATTTTAACAACTTTATTTTCTATTTTTTCTAAAAGAGTATTTAATTCTTCTTTTATAGAATTTATTTTTTCGTTGTAAAAACTTCTCAATTTTGGTGTAGATTCTACTGAAGTAATAAATTCTTTTAGAATTTCTTTTTGGCTAGGGTATAAATTAGAGTATTTAAGATTAAATTTTTCTAATAATAATTTATACGCTAAAATTCTTACGTCTTGATCCTGTTTTTTAAATTCCTCTAAAATATCATTTTTTATTTTTTCTTCTGAGATTGGTGAAGAAATTAAATATTCAAAAAGAGTTATTTTGTTGCTTATGATTAGTTCAGGATTAGAGAATTCCTTTGAATTACTTATTTCTTGTAAATTATAAAAAGAAGCAAATGCCTTATAATTAGGTATTTTGTATTTAAAGAATTCGTCTAAATTATAGTGCTTTTTAATTTCACTAATAAGATTATATTTTTCTCTTCTAAGAATACTTCTATTTAATTTAGTTGAACCTTCAAGCAAAGAATTTACTAAAATATTTACTTGAGACTCATGCAATTGAGTATTTTTATTAAGAGCTTGGTATAATTTTAATTCTTTACCTAATTCAGTTTTAGCAAAAAAAGTTTTAACAATATTAAGGGCCGCAGAATTGATACCATTGAGTGTATCTGCGGTAATCTGTCTTACTAGTAGCTCAAATAGGATACCAGTATTCTTATATTTTGAATGTTTAATATTCATTCCTAAATCAGGATTTCTTATAAATATATCAGGATTCTTATTCAGTCAAATTAGATTCATCCAATAATGATTCTTTATCTTTATCATTTTGGAACACTAATCTTTTAGATAAACCTTCAATCAATGTTTTATTTTTAGCATAAACCATTTTAGCATTTTCTAAAGCTAAAGGTGAGCCTCCTTTAAAATTGGTTCTTCCGTAACCTTCTTGGTCATCAACTTTCATTGATTTTGAACCTAATCTATCTTTACCAAAATTATCGTCTTGTGTATTTCTATCCGAAGATTTTTCTTCTGGTCTACCTAATGGAGTTTTTTCATCGTACCCATCAGGTACTGAATTATCTTCGTATCTACCCTTACCATATAAAGAAGCTAAATCATGCGGTGTGCCGTAAGATTTACCGGTTTCAAGTGGATCATTACCTTCATCTGCAATTTGTTGATTACGGAAATTGCGTTTTTGGTCTTCAAGAATAAGATCTCGGTATTCATCAAATTGATCTTCACTGAAATGGAATACATTATCATATACCCAATCTGTAGGAAGAATTTTAGAATCCATAATCTCTTTAGCTAGAGCTACTTTTTCTTTTAATAATGCGATTCTTTCCTGATCGTAAATGATTGAAGGAGTAGTTAAATTTAAATCAAAATTAGTTAACTGCTCACCATCATACCCCTGCGTGTATAGGTGTACTATAGCAATTTTATACAATTCAGATAATATAATTTTCTGGATGCGTTCAATAGTACGAGCAAAGCGTATATCTTCGGCGGCTAATGTAGCTTTACCAGTTAAGTCTTTTTCATAACCCATAAATGCTTTAGGCACTTTAAGAGCAGCAAATAATTTGTCTCTTAAATAAGCGACGTCTTCAATACCATTATATTCTAAACCTTTTGTAGTATCAATTTTAGTAGCAGTATCGTTACCTCTTACAGGTATGAAGAAATCCTCAAGAATATTTTGCATATTATATTTGAGGTTGTATTCACCTGTTTTTGGATCCATTAATGGAGTTTTCTTCATATTGTTGATAGTCTTTTGCATAAAGGCATCAACTTCTTGTGGTGGGATATTACCTACATTAATATAGAAAACACGTTTTTCTGGGGCGCGAGCAATTCTATGAATAAGCATCGCATCTTCCATTAGTACATATTGTTTAAATAGGCGGCGAGCCGGTTCAAGATATGAACGGCCATATGGGAGATAATTTACATCAGTAATTAATCTAAAGTGAGCCATTTCGTAGTTATCAAATACAATTTGGTTTGCTACGTCAACTTTTTCATTTGGGGTTTGGTAGTAACCAGAACCTCCTGTAAAATAGCCATCGGGATTGTAAAGGAATTCTACTTTTGATGGATTTTTAGGATCAAAATTTTCTTTCCTTTGTATGTGGTAAGCTGTGTAAGGGATTACGTTGTAAACACCAAATTTTTCTGCAATTTCTAATTTTAAGAAAAAGTCTCCGTATTTACACATTTGGCGAACCCAAGACCAAAGATTGAACTCAACATTAAGTACATCATAAAATAAATTGTACAAAGTTTTTTGGATATCTTCGTCACTGCTTCTTATTTGAAGCACCTCACCCATATCATTTTTTAAAGTACTTTCATCGGCTACAATATCAAGAGCTGAAGCAATGATCGCATCGGTATCCATTTGGTCGTAATCACCATATAGATAAGTTCTATAATATTGGTAATTAAGGTTAAATTGTGAACCTAAAAGAGATGTAGCTGCTGGGTTGGTGTAAATTTTACCAAATCTATCTACAACTGAGTTTGTTTGGAATTCACCTGTTGTTTGAATTCTATCGGGGTCAATAACTTTTAGTTGACCACCCCCTTCACTACGGATAATTACATCTGTTGAAAAAAGTCTTTTTAACCTTGAAAAAATATCAGTTTGTGCCATATTTTATAAATATTATAGTAACCATCTTAAATCTTCATTCTGCCCGTTCACTTTATGCGTGTATGGATTTTCCATTTGGCGGGGATATGAAAATTGTGGTTGATCTCTTTTTTGAATGTTATTTAAAACACTTCGGGTTAAATCTAAATTTTGTTGTTGAAATTTAAGTGATGTATCTCTTAAGTACATACCAATA